CTGTCAATACCACATTTCAAGCATCAACAGATGGAGGTTCAAATTATAATACTACTATAACCTCTACATTTTTTAGAGCAGCACATGACGAAGCAGATAGTGTTGTTTCTAGTGTTGTTTATGGTACTCCACAAGATCAAGCACAAGGATCAGCATTTCAAACTTTAAATTATCAAACAGGAAATGATAACGATCAATCTGCAACAGGAATACTACATTTGTTTAATCCATCAAGCACTACTTTTGTAAAACATTTTATTTATACTGGTCAAGATGCTGGTTATTCTAATATATCAAATGAAAGATTTGTTGCTGGTTATTTTAATACAACATCTGCTTTAGATGCTATACAATTTAAAATGGAATCAGGTAATATAGATGCAGGAACAATAACATTATACGGAATTAATTAAGGAGAAACAATGTACATAGGAAAAACACCCACAGTAGGTAACTTCCAAGTCTGTGATGCGATATCAGTCGTAAACGGGCAGGCAGCCTATACCCTACAAGTAGGGGGCACAAATGTCGCCCCAGAATCAGCTAATCATATGCTGGTGTCACTCAATGGAATTTTACAAAAACCAGGTAGTTCTTTTACTATCTCAGGTAGTACGATGACGTTCGCCTCGAATTTGGCAACAGGGGATGTTATCGACTTCGTTCAAATATTAGGTAATGTATTAGATCTGGGTCAGCCCTCAGACGACACTGTAACAGCTGCTAAGTTAAATAATAATATTATCTCAGGGCAAACAGCTTTAACTGATCCTCCAGCAGATACTGATGAATTACTTATTTCAGATGCTGGTACTCTTAAAAGAATAGATGTATCTTTGATTGGTGGTCTTGCTAAAGTTTCAAGTGCATCTGGTACAGGATTATCTTCACAAGCAAGTATAGAAATTGCTTTACCAGAAACTTATAGAGCTTTTAAAATGTATTTAGATATAAAACCAGAAACTGATAATGCACATCTACAAGCAACTTTATCAGTTGATGATGGTTCAAGTTATTATGGATCAGCTAATAACTATCAATATGGCTATCAGCATATATATCAAAATGATACAGCACATGATGTTATTTATTCAAATGGAGATACAAAAATAGAATTAACTAAAGATGGTGGTAGCAATACAGCTAATGCTGAAGGTCATCATTTAATGTTTGATATTAAACCAATTAATACAGAATCAAGTGTTAATCAGCATAATCATCTTACTTGGGAAGGCTCAAGAAACGATGGTAGTAATGCTTTTAGAACAATAAGAGGTAGTGGAGTTTTAGCTGCAACTTATACAAATAAAATTAATAAAATTAAAATTGCATATGACAGTGGAAACATTGAAGATTATTTTGTTACACTTTATGGATATTTAGCATAGGAATAGATCATGTCAATCAATGTATGCAATGACAGATCCATGGTATCCATTACCAGTCTCCCCTCAGGGGTCTCTGGTAGTAGCTTAGTATTATTATCTACACAAACTGCATCAAGTTCATCTACAATAGATTTTACTTCTGGGATAGATTCTACTTACAAAGAGTATGTTTTTAAGTTTATAGGTATTCATCAATCTAATGACGGAGCTGATTTTCAATTTCAAGTAGATACAGGAACTAATACATCTTATAATCAAACTATTACCTCTATGGGTTTTTTATCTTATCATCAAGAAGATGATAGTGCTGCTGCTTTAAATGCTCACAGTGGAACAGCAATTTTACACCAAGAAACAGGTTTTCAAGATTTAGGAAGATCCTTAGGAAATGATAATGATCAATCTTTAAGTGGAGAATTACATCTATTTGAACCAAGTAGCACAACTTTTGTAAAACATTTTATGGGAGTTATAAACGAAGCTGCAAGTGATAATGGAACTAATCAAAGATTTGTTGTTGGTTATGTAAATACAACAACAGCTATAACTAGAATTAGATTTAAAGCAGATGCTGGCACTATAGATGCTGGAACAATTAAAATGTACGGAGTTGTGTAATGTCAATTGTAACTTATAACAATAGAAGCATTGCAAATATTTCAGCTATACCTGGGGCAGCTAAATCATTAACACATATTAAAACTTTGACTGCTAGTGATGATGCTAATTTAACTTTTACTCATGGAAGTTCAGATGTTGTATTAGATAACACATATCCAATATATGTTTTTAAATATGTTAATATGCATCCAGCTGCAGATTCAAAAACTTTAAAACTTAATTTATCTACAGATAGTTTTTCTAGTGAGGCTACTAAAACTACAACATTTTTTAGAGCATACCATAATGAAGCTGGTAATGACACAGCTTTAAGTTATGATGCTGGAGAAGATTTGGCACAAAGCACTAGTGATCAAACATTAGGAGAATTAATTGGTGGAGATAATGATCAATCAGCAAGTGGAGAACTTACATTATTTAATCCAAGTTCAACTACTTTTGTAAAACATTTTATTGCAGAAACAAGTTATGCACAACAAGCTGATTATATTTTTAGAGGTATGATGGCTGGTTATGCTAATACGACATCAGCAATTAACTCAGTAAGATTTAAATTTAGTAGTGCTAATATAGGATCTGGCACAATAAAATTATATGGGCTAAAGGATTCATAATGAGCATAGTTACACTTAATGATAGAGCAGTTAGATCGGTATCAGCCTTTGGGTCTTTGGATACTGGATCTATGGTATTTATTAAAAAACTGACTGCTAGTTCTAGTGGTACTCTAAGTTTTGTTAATGGTAGCTCAGGCGTAGTATTAGATTCTACTTATAAAGAGTATATGTTTACTTTTAAAGATATACATCCAGAAACAAATAGTATTCAATTTACATTTAATGGAAGCACTGATGGTGGAAGTAATTATAATGTTACAAAAACAACTACTAATTTTTCAACATTACATAAAGAAGATGATTCATTTACATTTTTAGGCTATCAAACTTCTGCTGATTTAGCACAAAGCACAAATTTTGTAAGACTAAATGGTAATGAAGTTGGTGCAGATAATGACCAAAGTTTATCTGGTATTTTAAAATTATTTAATCCATCTAGCACAACATTTGTAAAACATTTTATATCAGATTGTCAATTTTCACAGCAATCAGATCATTCAGAAAGAGCTTTTGTTGCTGGATACTTTAACACCACATCAGCTATTGATGCAGTTCAATTTAAATTTACATCAGACAATATAGACGCTGGAGATATTTGCCTTTACGGAATTTTATAACAATAGGAGAAAAAAACAATGCCAAGATATCATAATATAAATGGTAACAGAGTACAATTTACAGCAGCTGAAGAGACAGCTAGAGACAATGAAGAAGCGGCTTGGGCTAATGCAGCTCCCGCTAGAGCTTTAGCAGATTTAAGATCTAAAAGAGATCGTCTTTTAGCAGCATCTGATTGGGAAATTACATCGGAACTTGAGAAAGGCAATGCTATATCATCTGATATGAAAGCCTACAGACAAGCTCTTAGAGATTTACCTTCAGGTAAAGACACTGTTGCTAAATGTGAAAACGCTACATGGCCAACTAAACCTTAATGGCTAGAGTAAATTTTGTACATTTTGTACCAAGACCAAAACCTAAGAAACGACCAGGAAGACATAGAAAAAATTTAAACAAAGGATCAACATTTAAAAAATATAATAGGCAAGGAAGATAAACAATGGCAACAAAACCAGCAGCAGGAGCAACAGTAGATACAGTAAATCTAGATACTGGAGCAGTTAAACCTACATCGAAGAATCAAACAACTTCTAGTAAGGCTACTTCATTAATTGAATCTATATTAACTAAACCTACTATGCCTACGGGGACTACTATATCTCCTCAATTGCAAAATGTAAAAACTAATGAATTAATGGCAACTCCTGGAGTTACTGGTACGGTTGCAGCAGCTACACCAACAGCTACAGCAGCACCTACAATAACAGGGGCAGCAGCACCAACTACTACAGCAGCAACAGGACCTACAGCACAAACAGCACAAACTGCAGGAACAGCTACAGTAGCAGGATCAACTCCTACTATGACTGCAGCTACAGGAACGGTAACAGCACCAGCAGTAGCAGCTCAAGGTACAGTTAGTACTGATGCTACAGTTAGAGGTCAATTAGCAGATTTACAACAAGACGTTAGTACAGCAGTAGCACAAGGTAATCCTTTACCTGTATGGGCTAGAGGTGCAGCTAAAGCAACTGAAGCAGCTATGGCTAATAGAGGTATGAGTCAAAGTTCTATGGCAGCTGAAGCATTAGCTGAAGGTATTATGAACTCTGCTATACCAATTGCTAAAGCAGATGCAGATACTTATAAGCAAATGATATTTC